AAGATGTCAACCTTGTAGTCCTCCTTCTCCTTCTCGATGATGCTGAACCTACCTCCGTGCATTTTAAGCCAGCGTACCAGTACCTCCTTGCCCCAATCATCATTACGGTCGTAGGAGGCCTGTACAAACTTTCTGGCTTTATACTTCATATGCTGCGTGCAGTTCAGTCAGATTGCCAATCCACTTGCTCCACAACTTAGGTGAGCAGGTGCAAGGCATATCGTACTTATGACGGAACACACGAGCGTGAATCTCTGCTATGCGTTGGCGTTGGTAGTGCGTGAACTGATGTGCGCCTATGATAGTGCCGATGAACTCGTACTCCTCTTTGGTCAGGCACTCTGGGTTCTTGATTGGGAATAGTTTGTTGAGCTTTGCCTTTCGAGCATCGCATCCGCAGTCTACGCCTGTTGCTTCGCTAAACCAATCGACCGCAGCCTTGATTCCTGTGGCGGTGGTGATTGATTCTACGACATCACCCAAGCCCTTCGGCTTCCTTCCACGCTTGGTAGGTGTCTTCGGTTCGTTCTCTGAGTTCATCTTTTGCGATTTTTAAAGTGTTGCGAAGTGAGTCACGTGAGATGTTGGTACCTCGTGCTAGGCTGCTGACCGAATGCTCAAGGCTTAGCTTGAGTACCTCTCGGTCATACCAGCGTAAGGCCTCGACCTCATCGTTTAAAGTTTGTAGGAGTTCTTCGTATCTCGCATCTTGCTCGTACGGGTACTGCTCATCGGATGCTTGCAGCCATTCATCCAACTCGGTGATGTCACCGAAGCTAATCTTCTGGAGCTTCTGTTTAGCGGTTGACAATTTAATACATAGATTCACGCAGGCTCGGTACACGAAAAAGAAGTTCACCTTCCCGTCTTGAGCGAAGTGGGTGCGGCCTTCGGCCTCCAGCATCAGCAGTCGGAGGAACACCTCCTGCACTACATCCTCTGCCACCTCATAATCACCAGCGTACCCCTTAATGAAGTTCACCAGCTTTTTGCGATTCTCTATGTAGAATGCCTCAATCACTCCAGCTAAATTCAAATATGATGACGCCTAAGGCTACCTGTATTTGGTGGATGGTTTCTTCCTCATCAAGGTAGTCGGTCTTCGACCAATTGAAGCCAAGCATAAAGCCGTAGATTGGATAGATGCCAGTATTAAAATTCATCGAATGTCTTTTTGAGAGTTAAATATAGTTCTTTATATTTAGATAACTCCGTGACCATATCGTTGAGGTGTTTGATTTCATTCGTGAGCGAAGTCAAATCAGCATTCTCAAGTGCCTCAATCGGGTTGTCATCTCGTACTTCACAGGCCACCTTGTACGCCCATCGGTAGTCCTTGTACAACATACGTGCCTCGTGAGTCTTGCAGGCGTGGACGATGCTGCTATGGTCTTTGTCTATGACGTGACCAAGCTCCATCAGGCTTGCGTGTTGGCGGTAGGCTTTGCAGAATGCGCCTCTTGCTAAAACGTACTCACGTTTGCGGGTGTCGGTATCTGACAATCCCAAGCGGGTCATAAACTTAGAATAGTTCTGCTGAATCTTTTGTAGTTCGAAAGCCCTCATTTGCATTTGCAGAGTTTCGCTCTGCCCTCTTTGTGATTGGTTATTATTTTACTGATTGGTACGGTGTAGTGCTTGTGGTCTTTTAGCCTCTTGATTTTCATCTCGGATGCCCACTCGACCAGCTTGTGGTCGTTGTCCTGTACGATGGTGTACTCTTGCACCAAGAACTCAGAGCCATCAACCTCGAAGCATTCGTACTGCTGAAATGGTGAGAGTATCTGCTTCATAGGTTGTCCTCGATTATGCGTTGTAAACGCTCTATCTCAAGTATCATCTCCTCGTTGTTGATGCGGAGCCTTGCGTTGGCAAGCATCACCTCATTGAGTTTGCTATTTGCGAACTGGCGGTAGTCAATGAACTGCTGAAGTAATTGGTCTGCGTGGTGGCAATTCATTACGTGGTCGAGCATCTCATCCTGTACCTCTCGGCCTTTGCTCTTGTCTGCTGCTTGATGTGCTAACCAGATAGCCGTACCCGAAAGCATCAGCTGCTTCTCCCGAATGTATAGGTCGTGTAGTTCTTCAGAAGGGTACATCAGCGGAAGGAGTTTGGTCTTCTTTAATGCCGAGCAAGTTACGACCATTCATCTTGAAACCGACATTGCCTACAACGCTCTGCAAAACAATAGGCGTTTCAAGTGGCGTAACACGTCCTCCCGTTTCCATCTCTTTGACCTTACGGCAATGGATGTGAGTAAATACCCAGTCGAACTCGTGCTGCGAGTAGCGATGGATTACGAGTACCGAGTCGGCTCGGTTGCCCCACTTGCCACCACCTTCGATATCAGAAGTCATCGGAGGCATCGGCATCCCTGCGTAGGTATGGCTGGGTGGATGTGTTCTACGCATTGCCTCCGTTACTGGGTGCGTGTTCACGATGGTCGTGACGTTATTCTTGTGAGCGAATACCCGAATGGCAGATGCTACCTCGTAGTGGTATTCGTGCATCCCCGTCTTGCCAAGTTTCTTTTGGTCGGTAGAAAGGGAGTTGTAGGGGTCTATCAAGGCTCCTGTGTAGTCCCATTCGTTCTTGATGGATTCCATCACCTCAAGCAATTCGAATGCGTTAAATAGCCTGTTGCCGTCAATGAACTGAAAATGCTCGTTGATGAAGTCCAGCTTTCGGTACATCGTTAGTTCATCGATTCCTTGTATGGGTTTGCACGCAAGGAACTCAATGAGCTTGCGCTTGAGGCTATGCACATCGTTCTCGCTGGAGTAGATGAGCCACTTCTTGCCGTGATTGTATGCTTGTAGAAGCATCAAATAAATCAGCGTATGAGTCTTGCCCACGTTGGCGTGGCCCGTTACAACTATGAACTCGCCATCTTTAAAGCGTAGGTACTGGTCTAGTTCAAAGACACCGAGCTTGCCCGTGTCGTAATACTTGCCCTTCATTGCCCGCTGCAAGTACGGCAGTGAGTCTTCGTTCGGTAGTAAGTCTGGATGTTTCATACTCTGATTGGTTGGAACAAATATAGAAAAGTATTTGAAATAAAAAAGCCTCCCGAAGGAGGCCTTATCACAACGATGCCAGAGAAACCAATCAGAAAGGCGATTCGTTGCGTGTAGCGAAGTGTTCGGTGTGTGAAGCGGGTGCTGCTGATTGGCCAGACATCCACTTGTTAAAGGTCTCTGCGTTCGCCAAGATGGTGTTCACATCGTGAGCTGCTGCACAGGCGTACTCAACTGCTGCCTTCAGGGCAACTTGGCGGATGATGGAAGCGGAACGGTCATCTCCTGACGATTTCGAAGCGTTGGAAAAGCTGCCTCCGAAACTTCCACCACCGCCAAAATTGTTCGGGCGTTGGATTTTGATAGTACCCTTTTCGTTCTTGGTGTACTCTACCTCATCGCCTACGGCATACGAGGGGGTTTGTGATTTTGCAAACGCAGTTCCGAAGTCTCCGTTGTCGAAACGGATTTCTAACTTGAACAGGTCTTGCCATTGCCCCGTAGGGGTGATGCTTACGATTTTAGCCATTGTTGATTGGTTTTAAATAAATAGAATTGCTTGCTGCTCCAGTACTTCGATTCTTGCTTGAAGCTCTTGTACTTTGTTTTGGAGTGCTTGGATAGACGCTTGCTGCGCCATTATGGTTTGAGAGTAAACCTCTTGAGAAAGTGATAGTGTCATCTGATTGGTTTTAAGTTTGACACTACAAATATAATCAAGATTCGGAATCTACAATCAATCCTTCAAAAATAATTTCAGCGGTGTCTTTTGCTATGGCTTGGCTATGCACGAGCTTGATTTGCTCTACATATCTTGGACTGTCATCCCTAATTGCTCCCCACTTCTTGAATGCGTCAAGCGCAAACTTGACCGCCATAATCGAATTGTCTACATCGTACCTGTAATTGACAAGGCAGGTTATATGGACTTGGGTAATCGGTACGCAATCGAACTCTTGCAGCTGAAGCAAGACTTCACCGCAATGCTTCTCTTTGGCTTTGGCTCGGACTGTCCAATGCTTTGATGCATAAAATGCATTTAGGCTCGGCACCTTGCTAACCGTGACCTTGTAGGCCGTTAGTCCGCCTGTTGGTACCCGCATTGAATGGCGAAGTGGTAGTCAAGTTTGGCTATTTGACCGAGCAGCTCTTGCTCTTTGTATTTCGCCTGTTGGCGAGCAGCATACGTGCTATCGCAGTTTGCGAATAGGGAAGCGCACTCCGCAAGGATGAAGTCAATCTTTCTGCGTTTGGCAGGGTTAGTATAGTACTGCATACTTGACATTGATTCCTTGAGTTGTTGTGCTTTCTCCTGATTGCTCATCTGCTTGGTTGTGTACTTGGCGTTCTAATTCAAACTCAAGGTGTGCGATAGCCTTGCGAATGTCTTGGGTGATTGGGTTGTTGGGCTTCTTTCCTGCTCGCATC